CACCTGAAGTAGCTAAAATGCTTATTGAAAGAATAGGTGACGAATATACTGCTCACTATTTCTATAGAAACGCATCTAACTGGTGTGAAGATAAAGCATATAAAAAAGCAGCAGCTTATTTTAAAGCAGAAGCAGATAATGAGTTAACTCATGCTGAAAAAATACAAAATTATTTAACTAGTTGGAATGTAATGCCTGTTATTCCTTCGGTTAAAATGATTCCTGTATTTTCTAATCTTATCGATGTAGTAAATAAAGCATATCAATTAGAATATGATCTATTTGCCAAATATAACTCAAATTCAGCAGAAGTATTTCCAGCAGATTTAGCTACTTTTGATTTCTTACAAGAATTAAGAATTATCCAAAAAACATCAGTAGCAGAATATGCTGATTTATTAAACGCAGCCCAATTAATTAACGTATCTAATAACTTTGAAGTATTGTATTTTGAAAATCAATATTTCGGATAAAAAAACAAATAAACTATGAATCTTTCAGAACTCCGTAGAATTATTAAAGAAGAACTTTTAAATTCTTTAAAAGAAAACGAAACTATAACTAAACCAGGAACCAAAGAAAAAGAAGAAACTGGAACTAAACCTAAACGTAGATCCTTAGTTCCTGATAAAGATAAAGCTCCTAATCCTAGACCAAAGGCTATGATGAAGGAAGAAGAAATGGCTAAAAAAATTGCTGCTCGCTTTAAAAAATTATCAAAATGAAACTAGTTGATCTTTTAAATGAAATTAAGGTAAAATCCCCAGGTGGGATTATTCCTGTTTCGTTAGATACATTAAAAGCAGCTCTAGTACAAGATATGGCAGATACAGCAGAAGAGCTTGAATTTGAAGATCCTGAAGAATATATAGCTGATTTTAAACAAGCACTAAGCGAAGTCCCAGATGATGTTAATAGTTTAGTAGAAATATCTAAAATATATGAAGATATGGGATATGGTGAAGAAGAATTCTTATTTACATTAAATAGAATATTTATACGATAATATGGAATACAAAGATTTTTTTAGCTCTAAAACATTACAAAAATTAAATAAAAAGTCTTCAGAGAACCTAAAAGATATGTTAGGTAATGAAAATCTCATGCAGGCTATGATGTCTTCTCAACGATTGTTATCTCAAATCATTAGAGCAGAAGCACCATATAAAGCACAGTTAGAACAATTAGCTGTAGATATGGTTAAAGAACTTTACCCTATCATTGATCAAGAAGGTATTGTTTTAGATGCTAAAATAGTGGATATGGCTGAGGTAGGAAGAGAATTAGATGAAGCCCTTTCACCAGAATCTCGTCGTCGTATTACTAACGCAATTACACAAGGTGCTGCATTGCGTGGGGCATTTGCATTCTATTTATTTAAAGAACATTTAGATGATTTAGATCCATCATTAGTAGAAAATTACAACCAAATAATGAAAAAAGTATTTGGTGTTTATGATGATGAAAACGCAATAGCTATGTTTTTGTCTATGTTAGCACAAGGACAAAAAATGGCTGGTGGTTCTTCTAAAGTAATTATGAAAGAAATTGAAGTTCTAGTTCCTAATAGATTTAAATATTATAGACAAGCAGTTATAGATTATTTTAAATCATTGCAAGATGAGGATGATGATGAAAATAATGAATATTATGATGAAATCATTAATACTATTGTTAAACTTAAATCTGAAGACGCAATAAATAATTTAGTTTGGGAAAAATTCTTTTTTAGTGATGATGAAGAAGGTTTTGAAGATTTTAAAAATGAGATTGAAGATAAAATAAAAAATATTTTAACTGAAAGCCAAATAATCGAAGCAGATTCAGGTATTACAATTAAAGCTCGTGCAATTTGTTTTCCAATGTTAGTTCACGAATTAATTAAAGGTTTATATGAATTAATTTCATTACAAGGATTTAAAGGAGATAAAGAAGCTAATCAAGCAGTAGTTGATAAAGTAGATTTACTTAAAAACGAACCATCAGATATTCGTTATGGTAAATTCATTTTTGATGCTTTAAATAATGCTTTTATTGATAGTGGACTTTCTGATGATTTAAGAGCTAGAGAATTCTTTTTCCAAGAAGTATATCAATTAGATGATGATGAATTTATTTTATTTATAGAAAACGCAATAAACGAAGAATTAACTCCATCACAACAAAAATGGGTTAAAGATACTTTAAGAGATATTACTGTTGATTTAAAATCAGATGACTTTAGCGCAACAGGTTTAGATGAAATTAGAGTAAAAGCACCTAGTAGTAAAATTAAAGATCCTAGCTCATTCCCCGTTTTAGATTTAAAAATAGGAAAATATGATGTTTCTAAAGGAAGAGTAGGAGCCTCAGTTTCTTTCTATGGTAAAAATGTTGATAATAGAACTAGACAAAGAGTTTTAAGTGTTTTTAATAAATTAGGAATTGAACCTAAAGAAACTTGGGTAGGATGGATAAAAGGTGATGGTGATTATGTTAGAAGTATGAGATCTACTTTTGTATTATCTTATTACAAAGGAGAACCTATATTAATAGCTCAAACTCAAACAGAAAATCCACAAGCTGGTCAACTATATATTTATAGTAAGTATTTTAAATCAGGAAAAGCTTTAAGATTACCTGATCCTGATGAAAAAAATATAGATGACAGTAAGATATTTGCTGATGGAAATGCTACCAAAGAACAAATTTTACAAGCATTAAAAATTAATGATAATGCTGAACCTGATCAATTAAATGAATATAGTGATAAAGTAATTAATGCTACTCTTGATCGTTGGAAAGATGAAAAAGGATATGATCAAAATGCTGCAAAACAATTGATTCAACGTTTTGATCAAATTAAAGGTTCATTAGCACAAAAATTAGATATAGTTGTTCTACCAGATGAATTAAAAAAGAGTAACAAATACTTAGATATTAACCAATACTCATTTGAGGATATGATTAAATTAATTGCCTCAATCCCTGAAAACCCAGAAAAAGCTAAAAAAGAAGCAATAAAAAAGTTTGTTGAAAAAGAAGGAATTGATAGAAATACAGCTCAATCTTATGTGGCTCGCTTCATGACCAAAAAAGATGATTTAAAATTTGCTGGACAAGAAGGAAGTACCATATCAAAAGAAGATATAGATCAATTTGTTCCTAAACGTTTAATGATTAACAATGCATACCTAGACCCTAGAAATTGGACATGGGAACCATTTGAACAAATGATGGATGCATTATTTCCTGCAGCAGGAAAATCAGTAGAAGGAGAAGAAAATACAGTATCTACAGATGCTGATAAAATCTATGATAAAAACGGAATAGAAATCTATAAAGGAGATGATGTACATAAATGTATTTCTTACAATCCAGTAGAAAAAGGTACGAAAAAATACGGGTGGTGTGTTACTCAAATAGGAAACACAAATTATGATTATTATAGATTTGGTGATCAATCACCTACATTCTATTTTGTATTTGATAGAAATAAACCATCATCTGGTCCTAAAGGAAGCTTTGATGATCAATGGCATGCTTTTGTAATTCAAGTAACAGCAGATGGTAAAACATATATTGTTACAGGAGCTAATAATAGAGGTGATATACGTGCTAATGGTTGGGAAGGTATAGAAAAAATAGTACCTCCTGATACATGGGCTAAAATTAAAGATTTAAAAGATTACTTTAAACCAATTGCTTTATCACCAGTTGAAAGAGGTAGAAAATTTGCTTCGGGTAAAAACTTAACTTTAGATGAATTTAAAGAATTAACTCAAGATGAAAAAATTCTCTATATTCAAGGTAAAGCCTCTAAAAATGCAATTACTCCTGATATTTTAGCTATCTTACCTAAATATAAAATTAATTTAGAAGGTAGATCAACCACATTAGCTAATGTTGCTATCGATAGTGGACAAAAATTCTCATATTCTGCCTTAAAGGATAATGAAGCATTAGCAAAACGATATGCAGTTTTCAGATTTAGACATACTAATTATTCTGCAGACCCAATTCCATTACCTTATGTAAAATATTTGGATGATGCCGCTAAACAAAAGTATGCTGATACATTTGATGGATATTTAACATATGAATATTTAGATAAATACTTTGGTGAAAAAGTAACCTCAGATTATGTAAATAAACAAATTAAAAATCTTGACTTTTTACCAAAAGAAGCATCCAAGTATATTAAAGATCCTAAATTAAAGCAATTATTTGAAATTTATTCTAAATTATTTGATTCTTGGGAATATGAAGCCAATACTAACATTGATGATGAACAGTTAGAAAATTTATCAGATATGCCTGAACAGCAAATTGATCCTAGACCAATGTTATATTCTCAATGGACTGCTTTATCCGATTCTGAAAGAAAAGCTATTATGACATTAGCTGAAAAATACGATCAAAATACAGAATATGCTACATTAATATGGGGATTACCTTTTATTATAAAAGATGGTTCAAACACATATGCATTATTACCTGTTGATAAAGAAAGATCTACTTTATATCCTAAATGGGTATTATCTGATGATAAAGGTAAAATAGTTAAAACCTTATCCGGAAAAAGTACATTAAATAATAATAGTATTGAAGGTGGATATGCTGATGTAGAAAGATCTTACCAAAGAGTATATGGTATGAATGATTTAAAAATGGTTGAAAGTGATTTAAAAGAAACAATTTCTAAAGATTTAACTCAATTCTTTACTCAAAAGAAATCATGGTAAAACTTATTGATATATTAAATGAAATTCTTTTAGAAGAAAAAAAGAAAGCTGATCGTTGTAAACGTATTGCAGATCGCAAATTTGATAAACCTTCTGCTTATAAATCAGGTGCTATCGTTAGGTGTCGTAAAGGTAAAATCTGGAAAGATTTAAAAGAAGCATCTACTCCTGCTGAGGTTAAAGATTTTTTAGTAGATTTTAGCACACTTATATCTCTTAATTTTAGTCAAATTACTAAAATGGGAAAAGATGAAAATGCAACTAAAGAACTTACTCTTATGATGCAACAATTAAGAAAACCAATAATAAATGGTAAAAATTATTTTGATTTTCTTAAAGATAATATCAATAATATTCCCAGCAACCCAAAACTGCTCTCATCTATATTAGGTATAATAAGAGGTTTTTTAATTTATATTGAACCAAGAATTGAGCAATTTGTAACAGATAAACCCGCTCCAAATGGTATTAATTATAAAGAAGAATGGCTAAAAAGAATAAATAATATTAAAAATAGTTATAAAAAAATAGTTACAGAAGAATTAACCGAAGCACAAAAAGAAACTCTGCGCACCTGGTTTAAACGCAAAGGTGCTCCTGGTAAAACAGGTGGATGGGTAGATTGTAATACATGCCGCAATGGTAAATGTAAACCTTGTGGTAGACAAAAAGGTGAAAAACGTGCTAAATATCCTTCATGTCGTCCTACACCCGCTCAATGTAAAACACCTGGTAAAGGTAAAAAATGGGGTAAAACAAAATGATAAAACTAATTAACATACTAAGTGAAGCTGAATTGGATAAATGTCCTGCTCCAACTCAAAACATAGAATTGAATCTGCAAAATAGACAAAAAGCTATTGATGAATATGGTTATGGACCTTTAAATCCAAATGAACCAAATCAAAAGTTTTGGGCTAAAAAAGCAGAAATGTGGCAATTGGATAATGTAGAAGAAGCAAAAAAATCTTTATGTGGTAATTGTGCCGCATTTGATGTTACAACTAAAACATTAGATTGTATTGCTAAAGGGATAGGAGATGATGAAGGTACAGAAGATCCATTTGATGTTATTGAAGCTGGAAAATTAGGATACTGTAGAATGCTTAAATTCAAATGCGCCTCAGCTCGAACTTGTGATGCTTGGGTTGTTGGAGGTCCTATAAAATGAAACCATACCAAGATAATATAATATCTGAAGATACTAAAATTCGTATATTTGACGAAAATATAGATCCTATTGAACTTATGTGGCATAGAGATCTTAAAACAAGGCAAATAACAATTTTAGAAGGTATAGGTTGGTCTTATCAACAAGAAGATTCTTTACCAAAACAATTAAATCCTGGAGATCAAATAGTTATACCTGCATTAGAATGGCATCGAGTTATAAAAGGAACTACTAATTTAAAATTAAAAATAGAAGAATACTAAAATGGCAAAAGCAAAAACACAATCCACACCTAAAAGAATAGAAAAACCAAAAGTTAGAAGAAAAGGAGTTCATTCCAAAAAAAGAAGTTCTGGTTTGAAAAGCTCCAAAAATTATATAAAATTATCAGTAGGACAAGGCTAATGAAAAATCAACTTATCACCAAACTAATTAAAGAGGCTCTTAAAAAAAGACTAACAGAAAGTCCATTAGACCAACTATCAGATCTAATTTTAGATATAAGAGCAATACAGAAACAACACCCAGAAATGAGATCTGAACTTGAATCTATAGTTTCAAAGATTGAAATGATTCAAGATTCTATGGGTTAAAATTTGGGATTCAAAAAATTTGTTCGTATATTTACCAAAAAAACATATGAACATATTTTATATTGATGCTGACCCTATTAAGGCCGCACAACAACTAGCAGACGATCATATTCGTAAAATGCAAATTGAATCAGCACAAATGTGTTGTACAGCACATTGGGAAATTGGTTCATCTGCCCCATATAAACGTGCTCATGTTAATCACCCTTCAACAAAATGGGTACGTGAATCAATACAACATTATGATTGGTTGGTACAGCATGGCTTAGAAATATGTAATGAATTTGAGTTACGATATGGTAAAGAACATGCCACTAAAAAAATATTAGTTTGGTTACAATATAATAAACCTAATTTACCTGATAATGGTTTTACCCCACCACCTCAATGTATGCCTGAGGAGTTTAGAAAATCAGATGTAATTGAAGGATATAGAAACTTTTATATTAACGATAAAATAGCTGTTAAGGGTTTAGGGTGGAAAAAAATACCCGACAAAAAACCTTTATGGATTTGTTAATATGTATAAATAAAATAGTATAATGGAGAAGTCTTTAAATGGTGAATTTCTGCGTATGCAACAATTAGCAGGAATTGAATTTAAATCTAATGATATATTATTAGAATTTGCTGGAGATAATAAAATTCAACAAAATTATCAAAAACTTCAACCTGAATCTAAAGAATTTATAAAAAATGTTCTTGATGATATAAAACAAGCTGGTTATTCTCCTAAAGAAGTTTTTAAAGAATTAAATAAATTAAAAGTTTTTAAAAGTTCTAAAGATTTTTTAAGAGCTTTTCAAAGTATTATTACACCTAATAAACCTTTATCAGAAGCAGATAAAGGTTCATTTACTGAATTATCTCAATTAAATCAATTAGAACCAGGAGATATATTTAAATGGGATGGAGATTCTCTTCCAGATGCTGAATATGAAGGAATACTTATCAATGCTGATGAAAAATCAAAAAAGAAACAAGGTCTCCAACCAGGAGTAGCATACACAGTATTGTCAGGGTATTCTCTTGAAGATGCATCAATTCCTCCTACTATAGTTTCATTAAGAAATAAAAAATACACAGACAATTCGCAAGAAGGAGGAGTTTTAAAATTTCTAAGAAAAAAATTCCCAGGATTACTTAAAGGTTTTAAAACTTTTATGCCTATTTTAGCTGCGGCCTCTGTATTACAAGGAGTAGCAGCTCCTACTATAGCTTTAGCAGCCGATATAGCAGTAGAAGGAGAATATGGTCCTAGTGGAGCTTTAGCTGATAAAGATATTCAAGGAGTATTAGATTTATCCCAAGATTCAGATTTTGATCAAAATGCTGATGAAGTTATTAAACCAATTTCTGGGGGTGATGTTGATATTACTGTAGATTCTGATCAAGTAGTAAAAAATCTTGAAAATAATAATGTTGATACTCAAGGTATCGATTTTTCAGATGATGATAGTAATGCGACTACTGCTCAAACATATGATACTGGTGAAGGAGATTTATCTGAAGATGATGTAAATAAAGCATCAGATGAATTAGTTAAAAAAACAATAGAAGACTTAAATAATAAATTTAAAGATAATAAAGGTCAAAAATTATCTAAAATTGATTTAGAAATAGATTATGGTTCTTCTGTATCTCATAATCAAGGAGATGATAGTAATGTAGCTGGTGATGGAGGAGATTTAAATGCTAAACGTTTAGATTCATCTGAAAAAGTAGCTAAAGCGGCTGGTGAAAAAATAGAAAAACTCATTAAAAAAACATATGGTGAAGATTTTGATGTAAATATAAAATATAAGAAAGTTAATACTACTGATGGTATTGATGATCAAAAAATACAAAAAGCTCAAGATAATTTAGAAACCCAATCTTCATTTCAAAAAATAAAAAGTGATATTGAAACTTCTGAACAAGGAGATCCAATAAAATTACTTTATTATCAATTTTTAGCTCCTGATTTAACTCCTAGAGAAAAACCAAAACCAGAAAAACCTAAATCTGATGAACCTAAATCTGATGAAGAAGAAACTAAACCTATTATTCTTGACATACCTCCACCTGAACCTAGTAAAATAAAACAGGATGTAGAAAATATTTCTAAATTTAATAGAAATGGTCAAATAGGATTTGTATTATCTCGTACTAGTCCTGAACTTAATATTTATTCTGAATTAGGTGAAAAAAATATTATTAATCTTAGTGATACTACTTTAAATAATATTATTAAAGGTGATTATAAAGGTAATCAAACATCAGATAAAGCTAAAAAATTAGCTAAATTAATTATAACCCTAAGAAAATCACCTGATAGTTTAACCAAAAAATATTCAGGAATTTTAGGAGTAACATTAAAACCTAGAGCCAAAGCAATATCAACTCGTCCAGGTAAAGACACACAAGCTCAAATTCAAAAACTTCAAGAAATAAAAAATCAAACATTACTTTACTTAAATGAAGCACTGATTGATGATATATTTAATGAATTTGGGGTATCAGATGATGATGTAAAAAATAAAAAAGTTCAACTATTAGCTTTATTAGGTAGTATGTATGCTTCTGAAGCAGATAATACTTTAAGTATATTAAATACTGATGAATTATCTGATGAAGAAAAAAATGATCTTAAAGATATAGGATTTAATCCTCAACCTGGAGGAAATTATGTATTTTTAGGAAAAGGTGAAACTAAAAAAAGTTATTTTGATAAACTTCAAGATAAAAATAAAACTTTACCAGCTGTTAATAAAATAGGTGACACTATATCCCAAAGGACAAGTTTAAAAAATTATATGTCTAAAATTGATACTCAAGATGAATTTAAAGAATTAGTATTAGCTATTTTTAATACTCTTGATAAAGATTTAAAACAAGATAATATAAAAATTCAATCTGTTTTTACAGGTTTAAGAAATAGAATCCAAGAAATTGATAATAAAGATACTCAAAATGTTGTTAATAGTATTGTAAAAGATGGATATTTAAAAACCTTATTTGGTTATATAAAAACACCTGAAGGTGCTATTCAAATAATATTAAGAGAAATAATTCCTTTTTTAGGACCTAATTTAAAAAAAGATTCAAATAAATTAAAAAATGCTATAAGAGATGCATTTACTGAATATAATAAAGATAAAAATTTAGAAAACCCATCCACAACACCTCAAAATAAACCCTCAGGAACCACATCTTCTACAGGTACAACAAATTTCAAATATAATTTAAAAGAAAATAAATCTGAAGAATTTTTGCGTATGCAAAAAATTGCAGGACTTAAAAAATAACATACAGACCAATTCATAGCTGGTCGCTCTAACAAGAGATAAATTATGGTAGCTGTGGCACCCCTAAAAGGGTGCCACTTTTAATTTGGAATATTAAATAAAAAATCGTATATTAGGGGGATGGTCTGACGGAATTTTAGAATATGTATAATAAAATAATATGACTAAAATTTATATATTAGAAAGAGATGGTGTTCCATTTTATGTTGGAAAGGCTAAAAATCCAATCAGACGTAAACACAAACATTATAATACATATGGAACTAATATTAAATTAGAAATAATTGATGAAGTTGAAGATTGGAAATTTTGGGAAAGTTATTGGATAGAGCAGTTTAAATGTTGGGGATTCAAATTAGAAAATAAAAATAATGGTGGGGGTGGTCCTTCAAGCTATACTGAAGAACAAAAACAAAAAATGAGAAAACCAAGACCAGGTTCTGGGGAAAAAATAAGTAAAACATTAAAAGAAAGAAACCACTCTCAGTATTATACAGATGAAGTTAAAACTAAAATAAGTAAAAGTAATAAAGGAAAACCAAAACCCTTTACAGAAGAACATACAAAAAATATGGGTATAGCTAAACGTAAACAAGCTAAACCTGTTTTACAATGTGATTTAAATGGTAATATTATTAAAGAATGGGAAAGTAAAGGTCAAGCAGCTTTATGGATAAAAGAACAAACAGGCAAAACAAGTAACTTGATGTCTCAAATAAAGGATTGTATATTAGGAAGACAAAAAACTGCCTTTGGATTTAAATGGAAATATAAATAATATGAAAAATACAAATAAAATTATAATTGTAGGAAGTGGAGTAGCTGGAATTAGTGCTGCCCTAAAATTAGTAGATAATAACTACCCAGGTGAACTTATTACAATAATTGATAAAGGTAAAGATCCTTATACTCGTAAACCTGAGGAAGTTATGACAGGTTTCGCAGGAGCTGGAGGATTCTCTGATGGCAAATTAACATATCATACTGCAATTGGTGGCCAATTAAGTAAATATTGTGGTGAAGACAAAGCATATGAATTAATGGATCAGGCTATTGAAATGTGGAAGCGTTTTCATCCTGATCCCTCTAAAATTATGTATTCTAACCCCCAAGCAGAACCCGACTTCATCAAACCTCACTTCGGTCTCCGTTTATTTCCCGTATATCATATAGGTACAGATTATCTACACGAAATAGGAAAACGTTGGTATGACTATTTAGTTGATAAAGGTGTTAAATTTAGTTGGGAAACAGAAGTTATTAGTATTAATTTTAATAAAAATACTTTAGGATACTCAAATATTCCTATAAAATTGGGTAAAGTAAAAAGTCTTACTTATGATGAACTAATCTTTGCGGTAGGTAAATCAGGTATTGACTTTGGTAAACAACTAGCAGACGATTATAAACTACCAACTGAACCAAAATCGGTACAAATAGGTGTACGTTTTGAAGCACCACAAAAATATTTTCAAAAATTAATTGATGTTAGTTATGATTTTAAACTATATCAAAAGTTTGATAATATATCATTACGCTCATTCTGCACTAACAATAATGCAGCTTATGTGGCAGTAGAGGAAACATATGGAGATATTAGTTACAACGGTCATGCTAAAAAAGGTGAAGAATTTAGAAACGATATGACCAATTTTGGTATTCTGATGGAAATCAAAGGTATTGAAAATCCATTTGAATGGTGTAGAGATGTAGTTAAAAAATGTCAAATGGATCTACCAGTAACTAAAAAAAGCGGTTTATACTATTCACCTAATTTAACACGTAAACCATCATTAACATCTGAAAGTAATATTGTTGATAGTTATCAAATTGCTGAATTATCATGGTTTACAGACGCATTTAGTGAATACGCAGATTATATTCTTAACTTTATTGACCAAATGAACGAGGTATTTCAATTTGGTGATGATTGGGGAATGTATATACCTGAGGTAAAATATTTATCTCCTGAACCATTAGTTGATTATACAAATCTAGCACTAACTGAATATCCAAATGTACATTTTGTAGGTGATGCTTTAAGTGCTCGTGGTATTACAGTATCAGGTGCGCAAGGAATCTATGTAGCAGAAAGTCTTTTAAATTAAGGTTGGTTTATAAAAAAATCATTCGTATCTTTATATAAATTAAAAAATAAATGTTATGAGAAACACAAATCGTAGAAAGTCGCTCAAGCGCAGAATGAACCGTACAGCAATTTTGCAATTTTACAAAGCTCGTACTCGTCAAGGAGACATTAATACCATTTCAGAACGTACTGGGTATTCAACGTCTCATATTTCAAACATGATTGCAGGTCGTCGTAGGATTACTGATGAAGTTGCAGATGTTATGTATTATATGTCTTTTCGCCGTAAAAAAGTATCTGAAACAGTTGCTTAAGAAAAAAAGTCATATTAAAGTAATATAAACGTTTGGCCTCGCAAGAGGCCATTCGTATCTTTACGTCATAATTAAAACCACAAAAACATGCAATTCTACGTAACATTTTTAGATGGTTCATCAGAGATTGTAACCACTAACAACAAAAACTTTATTCTCCAAGATATGAGAGATATTGATACTATTGAGTGGACAGACGAACAAGTAATATATCTTGAAGAAGTACAAACTGGAAAAATTTATACTTTTCACCCTGAACTATACTAAAAACTATGGAACAAAAAACCCCCTTTCCCCAATCTAAAAAAACCACTAAACCCGATGGTACTCAAATGTATATTTGGGATGGAAAAATCCATAATTGGGATGGACCCGCATTGATTAATCCTGATGGTACTAAAGAATGGTATCTTTATGGAATTAGGTACACTGAAAAACAGTTTAAAGATCGTTTAAAATCAAGAGAAGGACTTCCTTGGTATAAGGGTGGTTCTGCAAAGGCTCGTTTTTAAATTAAATAAAAAATTATGAAGATAGGATTTTGTGGTACAATGTCTGTAGGTAAAACTACATTGGTAAATGCTCTCAAACAGTTACCTGAATTTAAAGACTATGAGTTTGCTACTGAACGCAGTAAATATTTACGTGATTTAGGTATTCCATTAAATACAGATAGTACTATTGAAGGTCAAACTATATTTTTGGCTGAACGTTGTTCTGAGCTTATGAAACCTAATATTATAACAGATAGAACTGTTATTGATGTTATGGCTTTTACTCAAGCGGCTAAATCTATAAGTTTTATTGATAAAATTAATTTTACCAATTATGCTCGTAATTTTATTGAAAAATACGATTATATATTTTATATAGCGCCTGATGGTCTTGAAATCGAGGATAATGGTGTTCGTACCATAGACGTTGAATATAGAAATTATATTGATTATATAATAAGAGAAATACTGGATATTAATCAAAATACATATTATACCATTTCAGGTACAACTGAAGAACGTATTAATTCTATTAAATTAAAATTACCAGTAAATTTTATTTAAGTTTATATATTTATTAGTTAAGCCCACATAAGTGGGCTTTTTTTATCCTTTTAATATATTTATAACAAAATACTTTATATGAAAGATTATTACGGAAATTTAAAATCTTATTTGGTTAAAAAATTTGGTGAGGATTCTGATCAAATGAAAGAACTAGAATCAATAAAAGATGATCTTGTAAAGGTTATTAGATTATATAATCATTATAAATCATTTGTTAAAACTTCTCCTGGTGCTAATGTAGGTTTTAATTTAGATGAATCTAATAAAATGACTAAATCTAAGTTTAAAGAATATATTAAAGAAGTTATTATTGAAACTTTATCTGAAGGAACAATAGATATTATAGCTACATCTAGTAATGAAGAAGAAACTTCAGTTCAACAAGATCCTAAAATTCAACAAAAATCAGCTGTTGTAAAAGCACTAAAAACTGCTGCCCCTGGTCAAAGAATAAGAGCTACTACTAATGAACTAAATCTTACAGAATTAGAACCAAATAAAAACCAAAAATTAAAATTAGCTAATAAAGAATTAGCTTTTTTAGCAAAAAAAGTTAGATCATTAGAAAAACAATTAAAATCACAAGGTTCAGATGAAAACGCAGGATAAAATATTTTTAGTTATATTGGTAGTTTTATTAGGAATTTTTATTACTTGGAACCCTTTTATACCAAAAGTAGAGAATACTACTGATAAAAAAATTGATAGTTTAGCTATTGAAATTAAATTAGAATCTAAAAAAATAGATTCATTAAATTTTAAATTAATACAAATCCAAGATTCATTAACCACAATAGATTCAGTATTACAAGATAATCAGAAAAAATTAATTAATTTACGTAAACAATATGAAAAAAACATATCTCTTATTAATAAGTTTAGCTCTAATGGTGTCTCCGCTTATTTCACAAACCGTTACAACAATAAATAATGATACAGTAATATGTCTTCCTTTATCAGTATCTAAACAGATAATATTTGATCTAGAAAGTGGTGATTTATGTGCTGATGAATTAGAATTAATTAAAGAAGATACAGCTAGTTTAAATAAAAAAATCTATTATTTAAATGATGCTATTTCATTAATGGGAAAAAAAGAAGAATCATATATTAAACAGATAAATACTTATCAACAAGTAGATTCTTTAAAAACAGAAAAAATAAAAACCTTAGATTCTAAATTAACTACTACCAAAAATGTAAAGAATGTTTTAATTGGTACTAGTATTGGGTTACTTATTATTTCTATATTATTAATTTTATGAGTTCTGAACCCAATTATAAAGAAATAATTAAACAAGAGTATTTACAATGTGCCAATGACCCTGGACATTTTATGCGTAAATACTGTTATATACAGCATCCTACCCGAGGCCGAATAATGTTTGGCCTCTATCCATTTCAGGATAAAGTATTAAAGTTATGGAAAGATAATCCTAATTCAATAGTTTTAAAGTCAAGACAATTAGGTATATCAACATTAACAGCAGGTTATTCACTTTGGTTAATGTTATTTAACAAAGACCGAAATGTATTATGTATAGCAACCAAAACTGAAACTGCTAAAAACATGGTAACCAAGGTAAAATTTATGTATAGTAATTTACCTTCCTGGTTAAAAATAAAAGCAGAAGAAGATAATAAATTAAGTTTAAGATTATCTAATGGTTCCCAAATTAAAGCAGTTTCAGCAGCAGCAGATTCAGGTCGATCAGAAGCAGTATCACTATTAATTATAGACGAGGCAGCATTTATTGAAGGAATTGGTGAGATTTGGGCCTCAGCTCAACAAACATTAGCCACTGGTGGTGGTGCTATAGTATTATCTACTCCATATGGTACAGGTAATTGGTTTCACCAAACATGGGTAAAAGCTGAAAATAAAGAAAATAACTTCTTACCAATTAAATTACCTTGGTTTGTACACCCAGAACGAGATGATGCTTGGAGACGAAAACAAGATGAAGATTTAGGAGATCCTAGATTAGCAGCTCAAGAATGTGACTGTAATTTCTCAACATCAGGAGATGTAGTATTTTATCCTGAATTAATTGAGTTTTATGAAAACACATATTTGAAAGAACCATTAGAAAAAAGGGGTACTGAACAAAACTTATGGATTTGGGAACCTGTTGATTATTCTAGAAATTATATGGTAACGGCTGACGTTGCTAGAGGAGATAGTAAAGACTTTTCAGCATTTCATGTTTTTGATATAGAAACAAACACACAAGTAGCTGAATATAAAGGTCAATTGGCTCCTAAAGAATTTGCCTTATTATTAATATCAATAGCAACTGAATATAATGAGGCATTACTAGCTGTTGAAAATTCAAACATAGGATGGTCAACAGTTGAAACTATTTTAGAAAAAGGATATAGAAATTTTTATTATTCTCCTAAAAATGAAAGTTTTAATGCTGAATCTTATTCTCAAGGTTATTATCAAGATCCAACAAGTCAAGTGCCTGGGTTTACTATGTCTTTAAGATCAAGACCATTAGTAATTAATAAATTCAGAGAATATGTTGGTGATAGAGCCGTTATTATTCAATCTAAACGATTAGTAGAAGAAATGAAGGTATTCGTTTGGAAAAATGGTAGAGCAGAAGCACAATCAGGATATAATGATGATTTAGTGATGTCTTTTGCTATTGGAATGTATTTAAGAGATACTTCTTTAAAATTTAAAACACAAAATCAAGACTTAGCTAGAGCAGCATTAAATAATTTAGGAGTTAGTAGAGTATCTAATAAAGGTCTTTATACTCCTAATGGTAATGTTCCTAATCCTTATCAAATGGATATAAATGGAAATAAGGAAAACTTAAGTTGGTTAATTTAAAAAAATTCATTATCGTATAGTCATGGCTGATAAAAGTATATTTTCAAGATTACAAAGATTATTTTCAACCGATGTTGTTATAAGAAACACTGGGGGTAATCAATTAACAGTAATGGATACTGATTCCATTCAAACCTCCGGTGATGTAGTCACTAACTCTCTTATAGATAGATTCAATCGAATTTACTCCCCCGCAGCTACATCTTTATATGGTAATCAACTTAATTTAAATTACCAATATTTAAGACCTCAAATATATTCTGACTATGATGTGATGGATGCTGATGCTATCGTTGCTTCGAGTTTAGATATTATAGCAGATGAATGTACATTAAAGAATGATTTAGGAGAAGTATTACAAATTAGAAGTTCTAATGATGATATTCAAAAGATTCTTTATAATTTATTTTATGATGTATTAAATGTTGAGTTTAATTTATGGAGTTGGATTCGCCAAATGTGTAAATACGGTGACTTTTTCCTAAAATTAGAAATTGCTGAAAAATTTGGTGTTTATAATGTAATTCCATATGCTGCTTATCACATTTCACGAGAAGAGCATTATGATAGAGAACATCCAGCTGCAGTAAGATTTATTTATTCACCTGAAGGTTTTTATAGTGGAACCTCAGGATATTATACTTTACCTAATCAAGCTTTAAATAAAGAATCTAATAGAGTAACTTTTGATAATTACGAAATAGTTCACTTTAGATTATTAACAGATATGAATTTTTTACCTTATGGTAGATCATATTTGGAACCAGCTAGAAAAATATTTAAACAATATACTTTAATGGAAGATGCTATGCTTATTCATAGAATAGCTAGAGCTCCTGAGAAACGTATATTTTATATTAACGTAGGAGGTATTCCACCAAACGAGGTAGAAGGTTTTATGCAAAAAACTATTACCACTATGAAACGTACTCCTCTTATGGATCCTCAAACAGGTGAGTATAATTTAAAATATAACATGCAAAACATGTTAGAAGATTTTTACATTCCTGTTAGAGGTAATGATAGTGCTACTAGAATTGATACTACAAAAGGATTAGATTATGATGGTATTCAAGACGTTGCTTATTTAAGAGATAAATTATTTGCTGCATTAAAAGTACCAAAAGCATTTTTGGGTTATGATAAAGATTTAACAGGTAAAGCTACTTTAGCAGCAGAAGATATTAGATTTGCTCGTACTATTGATAGAATTCAAAGAATTGCTTTATCTGAATTATATAAAATAGCATTAATCCATTTATACACTCAGGGATATAAAGATGAAAGTTTAACTAATTTTGAATTATCATTAACAACTCCATCTATTATTTATGATCAGGAAAGGATTGCTTTATTAAAAGAAAAAGTAGCATTAGCAGGTGATGTTTTAGATAAAAAGTTACTCCCTTCAGATTGGGTTTATGATAATATATTCCATTTAAGTGAAGATGAATATTCTGAATATAGAGACTTAATTGTACAAGATCAAAAACGTGCATTTAGATTTAATCAAATATTAAACGAAGGAAATGATCCATTAGAATCTGGTAAATCTTACGGTACACCACATGATTTAGCATTCCTATATGGTAAAGGTAGAATGGGTTCAAATCCTGATAACTTACCTGATGGGTATAATGAAAATATTCCTTTAGGACGACCTGTAGAAAAAGCATCTGATATTAATACTCAAGATAATGCTTTAGGTAAAGATAGATTAGGAGTAAAAGCTATGAAAGTAGATGATCAACCTGATATCGGAAAGGGCAAAAGTGGATTAAATTTAGAAAGTAAAACACACTATAAACAAAGTAAATCATTACTTGAAGGGTTGGATAAAAAGTTAAATCTTTTTAGAGAAGAACAAGAAGCCAGCTCTTTACTAGATGAAGACAATATACGGGAAGATTAATCTTTTTTACATATTTATAACAAAAATAACTTTTTATCCTAATGATAAAGCACAATAAG